GGAGGGGCGGGGCCTCCTCGGCCGCAGACTGGCCGGGCGAGAGGGCGGTGGGGGAGACGCTGTCCAGGAGATCACGGATGCGACTGTCGGTCATGGCGGCGGGCCTCAGGGTGAAACGGAGGGTTTCGTCAGGGGAGAGGTTGCAGGCGGCGGCGTACTCACACGCGCGCCGGAACGCGAAGCATCCGTGCCCGTTGCCGGGCAGGGCGTGCGGGGGGATCCGCTTCTGGTAGACCCCGTCGATCAGGCGGGCGACCTCTTCGAGCTTCGTCATGCCCGCGTCGACCTGGTCCCGGGTCACGCGGAGGTGGACGCGCCGGGTCCGGTGCTTGCCCCGCGTGGGTTTGGTCTCGTAGTAGACCCAGGTCCCGGCGTACTCCTGGAGGTCGGGGCGCTCCGCGAGCAGCGCCGCGCCCTGGATCAGGAACTGCGGGTCGTCCCCCAGGAACGAGGGCTCGTCGTAGGAGTTGGTCGCTCCGGGCTTCTCGGAGAGCCCCGAGCCGTGGTCCCGCACGAACTTGTGATCCCCGATCGTGTCCGGGGCCTCGTGCCAGTCCGCGCGCGCGGAGTATGTGATCCCGCCGGGGCTCGTGTACTCGCGCTCTTTCTCCACCTGGGCGGTCCCCGGCGGCGGGAGGAGGTGTAGCCCGGCCGCAACGATCTGTCCAGGCCGCGCGTCCGTCGGCTCCTCGAACATCCCGTCCGCCCGCTTGACGGCCTCCGGGTGCTCGGACACGGCCACCGTCCGCCAGTACCGGTAGGTCTCGGCCTGGTCGGGCGGAACGCCCCGGAGGAGAAAGTCTTCCGCGATCGTGTGGCACCGCGTCCCGAGGTCGTTCGCGCGCGGAAGGGGGTCGACGTCCTTGGGGGCGTCCGTGTTGAGCTGAAACGCGGTCTTGCGGGGGCACGTGGCCCAGCGCTTGATCTGGCTCGGGGAGATCCGGAGACGGCGGCGGGGTTCGGTCACAGACCCCCCAGGCGGTACCCTTGCCGCTCCATGTACGCCAGAATCTCCGCGATCGCGGCGCGCGCGTCCTTGTGCACGCTGGAGAAGTGGAGCCCGAAACGAGCCCGGTACATGCCCGGGGCCTCCCGTAGCACCTCGATCGTGAACGTCTCGGTCACTCCGCCCACCCCGAGTGGCCCTCGGCGATCAGGGCCTCGCGACGGCGCGCGGCGCCCTCGAACACCGGGAGGAGGCGGTCGTACGTGAGCATGTCCCGATCGACCTGGCGGAGTGTTTCGTCCCGCTTGTCCCGCGCAGCCTCGTGGGCTGCCTCGCGGGGCGCGCCGTAGTCGAGCAGGTGCCACCGGGACGCCCAGTACGCGTCCACGGCGGGCTTGCGCGCCGCCTCCCGTGCTCGCCACCACGCGCGGGCCTCGGGGACGCCCTTACAGGACATGCTCCCGATGAACGCGATCACGGTGGCCGTGCGATCCGGGCGTGAGACCATGACCTCCAGCGTGCGGCGGAGACCGCCCGGGGCCGTGCGGCGGCGGCGGAACCAGGCACGCCAGCGCGAGCACGCTCCGAAGAACGCGATCAGGGTGGAGATGGTGATGGGCTGGAAGTCCATGATCAGAACCTGAGAGCCTTTCCGGGGCGGGGGCCCCTCTCGAATCGGTGTCGTCTGTCCTCGTCGTCGTTCGGGTCGACCGGGCGCGGGGCGCGCTCGATCTCCTCCGGATCGGGCAGTGGGTCCGGGAGGTGGACCGGCTCGGGGGCGCGCGTGGGGGTCACGACTCGCTCTCTTCCTTCGGTGCCCGGAGCGCGGGCGCCTCGATCCGGTCCGTGCAGTGGGTGCAGAGCCAGGCTCGCGACTTGTCCCCGAACGTCACGACGTGCATGGGGAAGCTGTGGACCTGGCAGTGCTGGCAGAACCCGCCCTCTCGCACCCGCTCGATCACAGGCGCCCCGTCCAAAGATCGAGCAGGTCGGAAAGCCCGGCGTAGTCCCCGTCCGTGTCCTCCCACGCCTCGTCAACGGCGTGGCAGATCTCCGCGAGATCGTAGTACTTCCGCAGGACCCGCCTGATCTCTTCCTGGTGCGCCATGCCCGGACAGTAACCCGGGACGCGTCCAGGGTCAAGAACTTTCTGCGGGTCCGGTCTCGGTCTCGGGGAAGTCCCACCCGTCCGCGCGGAGCTTGGACAGGTCCAAGGATGCCCAGCGCTGGCGCACGGGCAGGGTCACGCGGGTCACGGGGTGCGCGCGCAGCGGTGCGGAGTCCTTGACCACGTACGCGCGAAGCGCGCGCATCAGGGGGCTGGACTCCACCCCCACGCCCTGGGCCCACGCTCCGGGCTGGACCCAGAGACTGGACCCGTCCGAGACCGCCCACTCCACGCGGCCCGCGTAGGCGTCCTCCAGGCGCTCCAGGGCCTTGCGGCACAGGTCCGAGCCCCGGCGGAGGTCGGAGCGGAGGGAGAGGGCCCTGGGGCCCGGCGCGGGGCACTGGCGGAACTCCTGGAGCCACCGGAGGTGTCCCGCGACGCGCGAGAGGCGGATGGGGCACCCCTCGCCGCCGGGCCCGAGCCGCTCCGCCGCGTCCTTGGCCGCGCTCGCGCGTGCCGGATCGAAGATCTCGACCACGAGCAGGCGGCGCACGATCGCGTCGACGTCCTCGGCCGAGAGGTGCCCGCCGGCGTTCGAGAACAGACGGTCGGCCCGGTTCGCGGCCAGGATGATCCGGACGTTCCCGTGCACGTTCACGTGGCGATCGACCCCCTTGATCTCGATCGCGTGGTCCTTGCGTGTCGCGAGGTCGCGGAACTCCTCGGTCATGGGCTCGCCGCGATCGCCGCGCGGGATCCCTTCGTCCCCGAACAGGATCGGACTGTGCGCGATCACGCTGGCGAACCGACCCAGGGCCTTCTTCAGGCCGCCCGGGGCGGGCAGGCCCGCCGCGCGCGCGAGCCCGGCGGCGAGGAGGGACTTGCCGACGTGCGCCCCACCGATCAGGGCCAGGGCCGGGATCGTGGTCTCCGCCTTGTCGAGCGCGCTCCACGCGATCCAGTCGAGGAGGCGATCGTCCCCGAGGTGTCGGAGCCAGATCTCCACCTCCTGGTCGTACACGGACGGGGGCACGTCCAGGGATCGCGACGGGATCACCAGGAGGACATCGTCCACACGCGGGACGGCGGCCGTGATGTCATACGCGAACCGCTCGACGGGGCGCCCGTACATCCGGACGACGTCCGCCGGGGCCATGTCCTTCAGGCCCCCGCCCTTGCCCGCCTCCATCTCCAGGGGGCGCCGCGTACCCCAGAGGTGCCGGGCCATCGGAACGAGGGTCGCCCCGTCCATGGGGCCGACGTAGCGGTGCCGTGCGGGGTCCTCGTGGCGGTCGTCCAGGACTAGGTACGCGCGGCCCGAGATCGCGACCACGAGCGGCAAGGCCCCCGCGCGCTTCTCCGCGCCCTCGGCGGCCGCCCGCGTGATCCTGTCCACGAACGCCTGGGACTCCGCGCGCGCCGCGGCGTCGCGGGAGCACCAGTACGCCCACTTCTCCGCGAAATGCTCGCGGGTCCACTTGCTCGATCGGCCGAGGCTCGCGGCGTCCAGTTGCAGGATCCCGAGGCTCGCGGCCGCCACCTCCGCCATGTCGACGGCGGGGATCGTGTGCCAGGCCTCGTCCGAGGCGAGCAGGGCCGCGATCATGGTCTTGTTGAGGTACTCATCTACGCCGTGGCACAAGGGCGCGTCGCCCTCCTGCTCGGGCTGTCGGATGAACCTCTCGCCCCTCGCGAGGCGGCGCCACGACTCCCACCCGTCCCCCTTGCGGCCCTTCACGTGGTCCGAGAGGCGCTGGCGGAGCGTGCTCGGGTCGACCACGGTCTGGGCCTCCACGAGCGCCGTGGAGACCACGCCGGCGCGCGGGAGGGCATCGGCCCACACCCCGGGCAGGTCGGCCACGGGGGCGGCCTCCGCGACGCGGTAGTGGCCCCCCTTGCGGTGGGGGCTTCCGGGCGTCACGACGTACCCGCCCTCGCCTCGCACGTCGACGCCGGGTCCGAGCTTGCCGGCCTGGGTCTGGAACTTGCCGGGGTGCCTGAAGTACAGGTGCCCGCCACCGCTCGGGGACTCCACGTACAGGGTGCGGGGCAGGGGACCGATCCGGGCCTCCAGGGCCTCCAGGGTCTCGAACCCTCCCGCCTTGGTGTCGACGTCGATCACGACCACGCCACCGGAGCGCGACCCAGTTGCGAGCCCCAGGCCCACGCCCGTCCCGTCCGGGCGGCGGACCATCTTGGTCCCGGCGGGCAGGTCATCCGGCCCCCACTTGATCGCGGGGTGCTTACCGGCCTGGTTGCAGCCCGGACGGCCGCACGCGCACGAACCTCCGGGGAGGATCCCGTGTAGGGGGAAGAGGGTGAACTTGGCGAACAGGTCGGGCCCGGTGGCCGTTTCGAAGGCCATCCCGGCGTCGACGTCGAGTTCCAGCATGGATCCTTGGGGTAGCACGTTCACGCCCGGATCCTGGATCGGGAGGGGTCCAGAGTCAAGGGATCCAGTGGGCCTGTAGAATTACACCCTGGCACGGGTATGGCACGGGTGCGACACGGCCTCTGACATGGCAGAAAGCGCAAGATCGTAAGAGAGACACGGGTGACACGGTTATTTCTACTGATCCAATTGGGTCGATCTATTTCCAAAAAATGGTGATAATTAGATTTTACAGGAATTGGTCGGACCCCGTGCTAACCCGTGTCAGGAATCGCGAATTGCGCATTTCGCAAGGAAAAACCCGGCTTTTTGCCCGATCCGGAAGCCGTGTCACGTGGCCGTGTCGGGCTGCCGGGGCCCTGGATCGCGCCAGGATGTCGCACAGGTGGGGCCAATCAGTCCCCACTTGAACGGAAAATGAATGCCCATTCAGTCCGATCGCCCCCGAGGAGCGCGCGGACGGGGACAGGAGACCCCAGCGCGGCGGGACCTGCTACGCTCCGAGGGTGGACGAGCGCGCACCGTGGCAACAGGGCCCGAACGAGTCGGATGACGACTACGCGGCGTTCCTCGACTTCGTGGCACACCCCAAGGCGTCCGTCGCGGACTTCGCGAGGGCGGCGGGCCTGAACCCGGCTACGACCGCACAGAGGGCCTGGCGGGGCCGGTGGCGCGACCGCAGGGCGGCCTACCGCAACCACCTGGTCGGGTACAAGCTCGCGGCCGCGGAACGCGCGGCGGGGGACGAGGGGGCCAAGCTCGGGGCCCTGGTGTCCGCGGTGGGCGACGTGCTCCTGCGGTCCGTGCAGGCGTACGCCGCGGCTGGACAGATCCTGGACCCCAAGCTGTGGGCCGCGATCGCCACGTGGCACGCGGCGCAGACCCGCCTACAGGAGGGCAAGTCCACGGCCGCGGTGGAGATCGTGGGCGCGACCCAGGCGGATCGCCTCCGGGCAGTACTGGCCGCGATCGAGGCGCCGATCGAGGAGGACGAGGACCCGGAGACCGAGGGCGAGCCCGGGACCTGATCAAGCCCCGATCTCGACCTCGCCGCAGACCTCGGGCGAGGACAGGGCGTCGATCAGGCCCTGGACCCCGACCCCGACACCCGCCAGGCCCGCGGCCCGAGCGGCGCGCCCCGAGGCGGACCGGGCATCCTCGAACGGGCTCCAGGACGTGGTCGCGCTCCAGGCGGAGCGGAGGGACCCGCCGTCGGGCGGCGTGGTCACGTAGACCATGCGGTCGCCGCCGGTGCCGTGCACGAGCACGCCACGGACGCCCTTGACCCGCAGGAGGCGCCGGACCAGGTCCACCACGCCGCGGCGCTGGACGCCCGCCAGACCGCCCTTGGCCGCGTCCTGGTACCTCGCGGTGCGCGCGGACCCGAGAGGGCTCCAGGAGGGCGTGAGGGACCACGCCACGCGCTTGCCACGGACATGGACCACGGCCACCGTCGTGCGGGGCACCTCGCCGATCGGGAGCTGAGGGGCAACCGGGCGCGAGGTCGGGCGCGGAGGCTCCGAGGTCCAGTAGGCTCGCTCGGGGGTCGGGGCCACTTCCGGGAACGGGCGGCCGAACGGGTCGAGGATCAGGCTGCTACGGTTCGTGGGCTTGCTCATGCCCGAGGTATAAGCATGGACCGGACCAGGCGCAATTGCCCGAAATCCTAGGGCTCTGTCCGCGGTTCCGGTGGGGCTGTATGACGCACCTGAGGCATGCTGCGACGCGTCAACCTGTCCAGTGCAGAATTCCACCCGCGGAGATCCGGGCGCGAAAAAGCCCGCCGCGGCACGGGGCCGGGCGGGCCAGGAGGGGCGAGCCCCGAGGGGGTCACCCGACGCGATGGATCGTGCGGATGCGGCCGGTGCGGATCTCGTACTGGCGGATCCCCTCGATCACCGAGGCGCGTTCCGTCGAGTGCTCCAGGAGGGTCGATTCCGCGCGGTTCAGGTCCATCCCTCCGGCCTCCGCGGCCTCCAGGAGTTCGATCACGGCGTTGACTGCTTCGGGCTTGGTCTCGGTCTTGTTCTTCGTCATGTTCATAACCTAGCGCGTGCCTCTGGACCCGTCAAGGGTCGCGTCGTGTGCTCGTGTCGATTGTGCGGGCGATGTAGGCCCGTGGGTGTGCCCGGCCCCGCGTGGGGTAGGCGTGCAGGTCCTGACCGGGGGCTGCACCCCCCGACCCAGACACACCCACGGGCCCGCAGGCCTCAGGGGTAGATACGGGCCGCGGCCACGGTGCCCGCCTCGGTCGCGCGCCACCCGTGCACGGTGCGGGTGCGGGTCTCGTGGCGGAGCACGTCGTTCGCGAGGACCGGGATGGTCTCGGTCCAGGTGCGCACGATGCACGCCTCCAGTAGACCCTCCGCGACGAGGCGGTCGATCGCGGCGTACAGGGTGACGTTGCGGGTGCCCTTGGCGAGACCGGCGAGGCTGCGGATCGTGTCGATGTCCGCGCCCTGGTTTCCGTCCGTCGCGCCCGCCTTGATCACCGCGAGGAGCACCGCCTTGTCCGCGTCCGCCTTGTTCGTCGTCGTCTTCATACCCAGAACTTAGCGCACGACCCCGGACCCGTCAAGAGATTCGACGGGCCCGGATGTCGATTTTGCGGGTGATGTAGGTCAACCTGCGTCCGGCGCGGGGTCGTGGAGCAACTCCGCCAGCTCGATCGCGTACTGGATCGACGCAATCACGATGGATCGCCACTGGTCCGAGCGTGCGTCCTCCGCGGCCTGGCACGCCGCCCGGAGGTGCCTCACGACACGGTCCCTCACCGTCTCTCGGTTCCGCATGCGGGGACAGGTAGGGCACGCCCCCGCACGCGGCAACCGGGGTCACTTCGCGGCGCAGTACCCGTAGATCCCGGGGGTGAGTTCCCGGGCCTCGCCGGCGCCCTCGGGCGCGCTCTCGACCAACTCCAGGCGGAGGAACGTGCGACGGTCCGAGGCGCTGAAGTAGGCCCCGTCGCGGAGGTCGCCGGGGTAGTAGCCGAAGTCCACCTTCTCGGGGAACCCGATCGAGAGACCACCCCCGATGTCGAACCCCTCGACGATGCCCACGAACGGGACCAGGCCGTCCAGCGTGCGCGCGAAACCCTTGACCTTGTCGCCCAGCTTGATCGTCTTGCTCATGTCCAGACTATGGATCCGGACTCGTCCGGTGTCAAGCGGGGTGGCGATGTTTTTCGATCTCGGCCGCGATCTGCACGGGAGGGCCCGGGCCGCGCGGTTCCTGCGGGCCACACAGTCCGCCTCGGACGTGCACCCGCACCCCGGGCCGGAGAGGCATCGGCGCTTAGCCACGGTCGTCGCCCTCGGCGGGCTCGAACGTGACCTTCGTCGGGCGCGGCATCGTGCGTTCGACGCTCACGAGGGCGAGGGTAGCGCGGTAGTGTGCACGCACCCGATCCTCGCTCGTGGGCATCCGCTCGATCGCCTCCAGGGCCGCGCGTAGGTGCCGGCGCGCCTCCTGGGCGGGGCCCTCCGCGGGCTCGGGGGCGGGAGCCTGGAGGGGGCGGAGCGATTCGGGGGCGCGCCAATACACACCCAATTTGAACCCCCCGAGACCCTGATCGGGGTCGGGGGCGATCGGGAGCTTGCCGTCCCGCGTCTCGGCCCCCGAGACGGTTCCGCGGAACCACTGCCCCAGGCTCCGGATCTCGAACAGGCACCGATCCCCGATCTTCCAGTCCATGCTTACCTCCCCGGCCGGACGGTGCCCGGCCCGTTGTCGTCCTCGCCCTCGTACCCGAACGTCCGGCCGATGTCCAGCACGGACTGCGCCCAGATCGTGTCCGGGTCAGGCGCACGCGGGCGGAGCGCGGCCATGATGGCGGCCTCGGTGGGGGCCACGCCCGCGGCGTGCAGGACCCGGGCGATCTCTTCGTAGGCCTTCACGAGGACACCTTGGTGATCTCGATCGCCCGAACCATCGCCGCGATCATGCTCGGTTGCGAGGTGCGGTTCTCACCATCCACGGTGACGCCCCAGCCCGTACGGGTGCGGCGCGTGTACAGCGCATCGATCTGGAGCTTGCGTCCGTTGTGCGTCGCGGTCCAGCGTCCGAGGCCGTCCGATGTCCAGGTCACTCCGTTCACTTTCCGGGTTGCCGTCTTGTTCATGTCCGGACAATAACCCGGGACCGGACCGGGGTCAAGAACAATTCGACATCGGCTCGCCTGCTACCCTGTCCAGGTGCGCGCGAGGGCTCGTAAGCGTGTCGAGCGGATCGTGGCGGACCTGGTCGACGGGGTCACGAACGTCCGGGTGGTGTGGGCCCGCGGCCCTCTCCCGGACAAGTCCTACGCCGTGGCGATCCCGTGGACCGCGGAGTTCTGGATCCTGTTCCCGGACGACGTCGAGCCCGACGACGACACGATCGCGCACGAGGTCGCTCACGTCCTGGCCTGGGTCGCGCACGGGCAGGCGATCCAGCCCCACGGGCGCGAGTGGCGGTCGTGGTACCGGCGCTGCAAAAAGGCCCTTGACGCATAACCGGACGCGTGGGAGTATCACGAAGCATGACGGATCAGACCAGCCCCCAAACCCCGACCGACCCCGAAATCGAAGCCCTTTTCACGTCCATGTACACGCGCGGCGTGTCCGAGTCCGCGCGCGTCCTCGGAGTGGCCCCGTCCACGATCCGCTCGTGGCGCACGCGCGGGTCAATCCCGGACCGCTACCTCCCCGCGATCGTTGCCCTGGACGCGGGGCAGGAGGACACGCCCCCGCCCCCGCTGGACCCGATCCCGGCAGGCCACGTCGCGCGCGGCGTGTCGACGCTCGTGGACAAGAATGGGAAGGTCAAGATCCAGTGGATCAAGACCCGGGAGGAGGACCAGCGCGCCGAGGCCATCGCGCGCGCGTTCGATCGGGCGGATCGCACGGCCCCGCGGGAGGGGTACGTCCCGTGCCCCACGAGCCCCGGGGAGGACGATCTCCTCGCGGTGTACCCGATGGGCGACCCCCACGTGGGCATGCTCGCATGGAAGGACGAGACGGGGGCGAGCTTCGATCTCGCGATCGCGGAGCGGCTCATGGTCGGCGCCATGCGCGATCTCGTCCTCCGCGGCCCGCGCGCGCGCCGCGCCGTCGTGGTCAACCTGGGGGACTTCTTCCACGCGGACAACGTCCACAACCACACGACGAACGGCGGCCACACGCTCGACATGGACGGGCGCACGGACAAGGTCCTGGACGTGGGCGTGCGGATCTTCACGGCCATGATCGACGCGGCTCTGGAACAACATGAGCACGTGCACGTGATCAGCAAGGTCGGGAACCACGACACGTTCGCGGCCAAGATGCTCGCGCGGTGCGTGCGGGCGTTCTACCGCCACGAGCCCCGCGTGACCGTGGATTGCACCCCCGAGCAGCGGTCCTACTTCAGGTTCGGACGCGTCCTGCTCGTGGCGACGCACGGGGATCAGCAGAAGCCCCAGGCCCTCGGTCCGATCGTAGCGATGGAGCGCCCCGAGGACTGGGGCGCCACGCGCGCGCGGTACGCCCTGATCGGCCACGTGCACCACGAACGCGTGCACGAGCTGCCCGGCCTGCGTGTCGAGAGCTTCCGTACCCTCGCGGGCCGGGACGCGTGGCACGCCGCGAAGGGGTACGGCGCGGGACGGGACATGCACCGGATCGTGATGCATCGTGAATTCGGCGAGATCTCGCGCGAGATCGCGAGCGCGGACTACCTCCAGAGTCGGGGCGCGGCGTGACCCTACGTTTCTGCGACGCCTGCGACTGCAACGTCAACGTCCCGGACGGCTCGCACTGCGCGGGGTGCGGCGGGGGGACCTACGGGTTCCGCCCACATAAAGACACGGTGTACACCGTCGAGCGCCCGGCACGCCCCGTGCGCGCTCCCCGCCCCACCGTGCGGATCTGCTATCGCCCCGAGTGCGCGGAGCCCCCGGCGTTCCTGATCACGCCCGAGGGCCGGGGCGGGTACCACGCCTGCGTCGCGCACCTCGGGGTCCTGCTCCTGACCCTCCCCGACGCCCTCCCGGCGCGCGTGGACCGGTTCGAAGAGCAGCCCACCGGCGTGCATCGGGTGCCCCGGTGAGTCCCTACAGAACGCCCGCGCCCCCTCCGCCGGATGACCCCGCCCGCGTCCTGGACTGGTCGTGGCTCGGTTTCTGTATCCGGGCCGCGGAGAGGTGTGACCGAGCAGGGGCCCCGGACAAGGCGATCCGCTATCGCCGCGCGGGGCTGGACGATGTCCGCGTCCCGATCCTCCGCGCGATCCGTGACATCCTGCTTCTGTGCTGACCGAGATCGAAGCCGATCGCGAATACTGCCGGGCGTCGTTCCGCTACTTCGTGGAGCGCGCCTGGCCCGTGATCGAGCCCAACCCGTTCGTCCCGGGCTGGCACATCGACGCGCTTTGCGCGCACCTGGAGGCGGTCTCCGCCGGCCAGATCTCGAACCTGGCGGTCTGCGTCCCCCCGGGCACGTCCAAGAGCCTGATCACGTCCACGCTCTGGCCCGCCTGGCAGTGGATCAAGGACCCCACGGAGCGGTTCCTCGCCGCGACGTACGGCCAGGACCTGTCCAACAAGAACGCTAAGCTCCACCGCGATCTCGTCGCCTCCTCCTGGTACCGGGAGCGGTGGCCGCACGTGCAGATCGCGGACGTGACGCAGGTTCAGCACTTCGAGACGACCGCGCGCGGGTGGCGGATCGCGACGTCCGTGGGCGGGCGCGCGACGGGGATCCACGCCACGGTGCACATCGGGGATGATCTCGCGAAAGCCCAGGACGCGAGCGGCCGCAACTACGTGGACCCCCTGGCGATCCACGCGGCCAACTCGTTCTGGTTCGAGACCATGCTTACGCGCCGTGCAGACGCGCGCACGCTCCGCCGCGTGCTGATCGGGCAGCGCCTGCACCACGAGGACACGCCAGGGCTCGCGATCGCGCGCGGGTACACGGCCCTCGTGCTGCCCATGGAGTACGACCCACGCCGACGGTGCAAAACGTCCGTGTACTGGGTCGACCCCGACCGCACGCCGATCGCGCGCCGACGGTTCGCGGACCCACGCGAGGACCCCGCCCGCGACCCCCTCCTGGTCCCGTCCCGCTTCCCCCGGGAGGTCGTGGACCAGGACCGCGTGATGCTCGGACCGATCGCGCACGAAGCCCAGAACCAGCAGAACCCCACCCCCTCCGAGGGCGCGATCTTCAAGGACGCGGGGCGGAACCGCTGGAAGGTCGTTCCGACCGTCAACGCGCGGAAGATCATCACGATCGACTGCTCGTTCAAGGACAAAAAGACGAGCGATTTCGTGTCGATGCAGGTGTGGGTACACGCCGGCACGAATTTCTACCTCGTGGATCGTCGATGCGCGCGCATGGGCATCACGGACACGATCCGGAACGCTCTGGAGCTACGCGCCCTGCACCCCGGGGCGGCGATCTACGTCGAGGACAAGGCGAACGGCCCCGCGGTCGTGGAAATGCTCCAGGGCGAGATCCCTGGCGTGATCGCGTGGGACCCCGGGCAGGACTCGAAAGAGAGCCGCGCGCGGGCCGTGGCGCACCTCTTCGACGCGAACAACGTGTGGCTCCCGCCGGACGACGTCGCGCCGTGGATCGCGGAGTACCTCACGACCCTGGGACGGTTCCCCCTGGTCCGCCATGACGACGATGTGGACGCGACCACGATGGCTCTGCGCATCCTGCACGTCCCGTACACCCGGAGCTACGCCGCGGCGGTCGCAAACATGACCGCCGGGTATCGTGGCATGCTTCCCAGGTGACGAGCGTCTACCAGAGGGCGATCCAGGGCACGGCAGACATCGCGCGCATGGTCCGGGACCGCCTGACCTCGGACGCGTGGATCAACCTCACGACGGGGCTAGGCGGATCGGGGGACCGGTCCACGCTGGCCCAGGTCGCGGCGTTCGCGCCCCTGGATTACCGGGTCCTGGAGGCCCTCTATCACGGGTCGGACCTCGCGGCCACGATCGTCAACCGCCTCCCTGAGGACGCGCTCTCCCGGGGCTTCTCGTTCGAGGGCAGTCCCGACCTGGACCGCGCGGCGGAGCGCTGGGACCTGGGGGAGCGGATCAAGGACGGGCGCACGTGGGCACGCCTCGGGGGCGTGGGCGGGATCCTGATCGGGTCCCGCGATGGCGCGCTCGCGTCGCCGCTCCGGATCAAGGACTTCCGGAAGGGGGATTTGCAGTACCTCCTCCCCGTCGACCGCGCGGATATCCACGGCGTGGACATTGACACCCGCCCGCAGTCGCCCCGGTTCGGCGAACCCGCGATGTACCAGATCGGGCAGATCTCGAACAAGGTCCATCCGAGCCGGATCGTGCTCTTTCCGGGCGCGCGCACGAGCCCGCGCATGCGCAAGCTGAACGGGGGTTGGGACATCTCCGTCCTCCAGCGCCCGTACGAGGTGCTCCGAGACACGGACACCGTGTGGCGGTCCGTGATCGGCATGATGCAGGACGCGAGCCAGGCCGTGTTCAAGATCCGCGGCCTCATGGAGATGATCGCGAACGGGCAAAGTAACGTTCTCCTACAGCGTATGGAGGTCGTGAACGCCGCGCGGTCGGTCGCGCGCGCGACCCTCGTGGACGCGGAGGGCGAGGACTACACACACGTCGGGGCCGCGAACCTCACCGGGATCGATCCCCTCGTGATGCGCACCCTCCAGCGCCTCGCGAGCGCGGCGGACATGCCCGTGTCCATCCTGCTCGGAATGTCGGCCTCGGGCCTGAACGCGAGCGGCGCTGGGGACTCGGACCTCCGGATCTGGGCGGCGCGCGTCGTGTCGGAGCGAGCCCTGCTCGCGCGCGCCATCATGTACCTCGGGGCTGTGATCGCGGCGGATGCGGCGCTCCCCCCGCCCAAGGGCGTCGACTGGCCCGCCCTCTGGGACGAGACCGACAAGGAACGAGCCGACCGAGAGCAGGTCCGCGCGAACACCTCCAAGGTCCGGATAGACGCCTCGATCACGACCCCCGAGGACGAGGCTCGGATCCTGGCGGGTGACGATCTGGAGGTCGTGCTGCGCGAACGCCTGGAGATGGACGAGCTGGAGGCCCTCGACCCCGACGACGACTCGATCGACGTCGCGGCGGGCTCGCTCTGGATCGACACCGCGACCGGCTCGCGCCTCCAGGTCCGGAGCGTGGGCGAGGGTCGCGTGTTCTTCGTCAACCTGGACGCGGAGAACCCCAACGCCCAGAAGGCGTGGGTACGTCGCGTGTTCCTGGCTCGGTGCCACAAGGCACCCTCTCTCGAAACCGGCCCGGAGAGCGGCGACGCCCCGGCCGGGCCGGGGGCGGCCCCGGCGGAGGTTCCCGAGAACGCGCTACCCTGACCGGGCATGGCCCGCCCCCGACGATCCCGCACGCGCCGCGCCCCTCGGCCCGCCTCCCCGGCGGCCCTGGAGGCCTCCTACGCCCGCACGCTCCGCGGGTTGAACCGCGAGATGGTCGGGGTCGTGGCGCGCGCCCTGGCGCCCACCCTGGAGCGCGCGGCGCGGCTCGAACGCGCGGCCCGCGAGGACGCGGAGTCGGACTGGTTCGCGGACATCGACTGGAACGTGATCCGCGTGCGCCTCGGGCGCATCGTCGGGCGCGCGGGCCCCCTGGTCGACCAGTTCGGGCGCCGGATCGCGCGATGGAATCACCAGAACTTGACCGAGATCCTCCGGATCGACCTGACCCTGGAGCCCCCCGCGGTACAGACCGCGCTCGCGGCGTTCCGGAGGGAAAACGTGGATCTGATCACGAGCATCGCGGAACGCCTCCTAGGGGACGTGCGCGAGGTCGTGCGTGAGTCCACGACGCGGGGGACGCGCGTGGAGACCCTCGCCCGGCAGATCCGCGAGAGGTACGCCGTGTCCGACTCGCGGGCGGAGTTGATCGCCCGGGATCAGACCCTGAAGGCGAACGCCGACCTCACCCGCATCCGACACGAGGACGCGGGGATCGCGCGGTACCGGTGGAGCACGTCCAAGGATTCGCGCGTGCGCGACGAGCACGCGGCCCTGGAGGGGCGGATCTGCGAGTGGGCGAACCCTCCGCCGGGCGCGGGCCCGCGCGGAGAGCCGGGGCACCCGGGGCAGTGGTTCCAGTGCCGGTGTGTCGCGATCCCGGTCCTGGACGACTGATCACTCCGGCGAGCCCTCGCGCACCTCGGGCTTGCGGAAATCCCGCTCGTCTTCCCAGAGCACGGCCTCGAACACGTCCGCCTCGCCGTCTTCGAACTGTTCGGCGGCGGCCTCGATCGCGGCCTCGGGGTTTTCGGCGTTCACCTCGACGTCGAGGTACCCGGTCAGGAACAGGCGCACGGTGTAGGTCTTGGTTTCGCTCATGACCCCACCAGCACGGCCAGGGCCTTGCGCGCGCGACGGCGCACACCTGAGGGCGCCCCGCCGGAGAGTCGGGGCAGGAGGGCACCCACGGCGCGTCGGAGGGCGTGGAGCTTGACCTCCGCCTCCCGGGCGCGCCGTTCGGCCTCGCGGAGAGCGGACCACGCGCCGCGCGCCTGCCCGATGTATAGGATCTGCTCTCGCGGATCGAACGCCACCGCGATCACACCCACGGGGGTGTGGAACCTCTGGATTGGGATCTCCTCGCGTGCGACGTCGATCGGTCGAGGCTCCAGGGGGTCCGCACGGAACACGGCGGGCATGCGCCCATACCGCACCATCTCCAGATATGGGCGGTGGCACAAGGCCTCGTCCAGGATCTCGAATCGGATCGTCATGGCCCCATCCTGCCTCGCGTCCGGTCCCGTGTCAAGTTGAGATCGTGGACCCGAATTTCGCCAAGGCGATCCATCGCGCGATCCTGGAGGGGCACCCCCTCGCGACCGAGATGTTCTGCGCGCTGGTCCGCGCGTACCCGGGCCGGGATTTCTGGGATCTCCACGAGTACACGACCGCCCTCGCCCTGTGGCGGCACGCCCGCGACCTGGACGCGGACGAGCCCAACTGAGGGCACGTCCGGAGCCGTGCTACGCTCTCCGGGTACATGGCGCGTCGGTTCGATAGGGCGGAATTCGGCAAGGTGGAGCGCCTCCCCACGGGAGGGATCCGCGTCCCCGCGGCCCTCGCGCGCACGGGGATCCAGGTCTACCGCAACCCGAACGGCACGCCGCGCCGAGAGTACCGGCCGCCGGAAGAAGTGTTCGCGGCGCACGCGCTCGACGCGCTCCGTGGCTCCCCGGTCACGCACAACCACCCCGCGACGGGGCGTGTGGACGCGTCGGACTGGCGCGTGCTCGCGGTCGGCCACGTGGGCGAGGACGTCCGCCAGGACGGCGCGCACGTCGTCGCGTCCGTGTACGTCCAGGACGCGGACACGATCGCGGAGATCGAGGCGGGCACCCTCCGCCAGGTCTCCCTGGGGTACGACGTGGACTACGACCCCACGCCGGGGGTGACGCCCGAGGGCGAGCACTACGACGGCGTGCAGCGGAACATCCGCCCCAACCACACCGCTCTCGTTCCGCGCGGACGCGCGGGCGATACGGTCGGGCTCCGTCTCGACCACGAAGACAATCAGATCCCCGAAGGACAGGAGCCCCCCAACGTGCGCAAGATCAAGGTGAACGGCGTGGAGATCGAGGTCTCGGACGAGGCCGCGGAGGCGTTCGAGGCCCTCTCGCGCCGCGCCGATTCCGCGGAGACCGAGGCCAAGGCGGCCAAGGCGATCGCGGACAAGGCCCGCGCGGCCGCGATCGCGGCCCAGGTCAAGCCCCTGGGCGTGACCGTGCGCCTCGACGCGACGCCGGCCGAGATGATGATCGAGACGCTGAAGAAGCTTGCACCGGGCGTGAGCCTGGAGGGCGCGAGCGACGAATTCGTCATGGGCGCATTCGCGGCCGCGGTCGCGCTGAAGCTCGGCGCGGAAGAGTCCGAGGACGAGCCCGCGGAGGGCGACGAGCCCGCGCCCCAGGCGCCCCCGGGCCCGAACGCGGCCAGCGTGCGCGCGGACGTGTTCGACGCCCGCCTGAGCGTCCCGGAGGGGCCCAAGATGGCCGCCCCGGGGCAGAGCCCGTCCGAGATCGCGCGCGCGAAGATGGGCGCGCGCCCCCAGAACTGACCGGGGCACTGAACCCCGAACCCAGAGGAGAGACACACAGTGCCCCAGACTTCGATCAGCGACACGATGAGCAAGGCGTACGCCGGCCAGCCCACGGAGGGTTTCCCCCGTGCGGTGCGCTCGGCGCGCGCGGAGGGTTCCGGCATCACGGCGGGCGCGCCGGTGAAGCGCGGAACCGACAAGGACGACCAGGTGAAGGCCTTCGAGGCCGGCGACGTGCCCACGGCGGGCATGTTCGCGGGCGTGGTCGTGCGCGAGGAGGCGCGCCCCTCGGGCGGCATCGCGAGCGGCGACGGCGTCCAGGTCATGCGCCTCGGTTCGATCTACATGAACTTCGGCGAAGCGGTCACGGCCGGCGAGCAGGTCACGATCGTGCTGGCGACGGGCGTGCTCGGCGGGGTGGCGCAGGGCACCGCGGCCGGTGCGATCGCGACGGGAACGGTGGTCCTCCCGGGCCTCCGCATCGTCGAGACGACCTCGGCGGCGGGCGTGGCGTGCGTGGAAGTCAACCTCTTCGGCTCGCAGGACGCGGCCACGGTCGGCACGCTCTGATCCTCGCGATCTGAGCATGCTACCCTGGAGGTAACCAGTCATGACGCAGAAGGTTCAGACCTACAGTCCCGCCGCGCTCGCGCAGGCGCAGTACATGATCCGCGCGCTGAACGCGGCGGCGGCCATGGGCGCGTTCGACAACGACCTGGGCCAGAAGCTCGGTCGGTCGCGCGCGGACGCCGACGAGACGATCGCGCTGGCGCTCCAGCTGGAGCAGATGCGTACGAAGGTGTACGAGGCGCAGTATCCGGAGCTGAAGGCCCGGACGATGTTCGCCGTGGATACCGACATCGACCCTGCGGCGGAGTCGTTCGCGTGGGAGGAGACCGACCACCGCGGCAAGTTCGGACGCATCCGAGGCGGCGGCCTGGAGGGAGATCTCCCGAGCACCGGCGTGGAGTCGAGCAAGGTCACGCGCACGCTAGCGTCGTACGGCGGCATCGTCAAGTACTCGCTCCTCGACGTGCGCCGCGCGGCGTTCATGGGCAAGCCCCTGAGCACGCGTCTCGCCCTCGCGCACCGTCGCGCGTGGGAAGAGAAGCTGGACGAAGTGATCGCGATCGGTGACTCGGCGGAGGGCATCGCGAGCGGCGCAGTCAACCGCCCGGCGGGCACCGGCGCGACCCAGACCCGCACCACGGCGTTCACCGAGGCGGCATGGGACGCAACCCCCGTCGCGGACACGATGCTCGCGGAGCTGAACACGCTCGTTCGCGAGTACGTCCTGGACGCGAAGGAGACGATCACCCCGGACTCGCTCGCGCTCCCGCTTCACATCTACATGCGCGCGAACACCACGTATTTCACGGACGTGGCCGGCGGTACGGTGCTCAACCGCTTCCGCCAGGACAACGGGTTCGTGCGCAACGTGTACTCGTGGGACATGCTGAAGGCGAGCCGCAACGGTGACCCGGACGGCACCGGCAAGGATCGCGCGCTCCTCTGGAACTCGTCGTCGGACGTGTGTTCGACGGTGATCGCGCAGGACTTCGAGGTCCTCGCGCCCCAACAGGTCCACTTCGGGTTCGAGATCCCGGCCTGGGGCCGCACGGCGGGCTTCGTCGTGTACCGCCCCCTCGGCCTCCGCTACGCGACGGGCCTGCCCACGAGCTGAACCACAGGCCCTGAGCCCGACACACACGAGGCCCCAGACCGAAACCACGGTCTGGGGCTTTCGTCGTTCAGCGGAACGGCCCCTGCTCGGGGGCCTTGGGCTCGGGCGCGGGCTCGCGGAGAGAGCGATTCACCGACCATTCTGCGATCGCACACAGCGCGAACCAGAACAAGGACACGGGCCAGATCACCCCCGCGAACGCACTCTCGCTGCGGGCCCAGAGGATGGGCGTCTCCGTGCTCCGGTTGTTTCGGTACATGTGCGGCGCCCAGAGTCCGGCGGCCACGCACGCCAGGGATATGTACACGACCGGGACCAGGATGAGTAGCAGCATGCCCCTATCCTGACCCCCGTCCGGTCCCGTGTCAAGCTGCATGTGATGTCGATCGACTGGACCGCGTGGACCGAGGACCACTCCGCCGCGAATTTCCTCGTGATCTTCCCCGAGTTCACGAACGCGGGGACGGCCCTGATCGAGACCCGGATCGCGATGGCGGAAGAGCAGACCGAGACCGAGGTCTGGGGCGACCTCTACCACCAGGGCGTGGCGTGGCTCGCCGCGCACCTCCTGTGCCTCGCTCCGGGCGCCCAAGACATGCGCCTGGGGCCCGAGGGGGAGAGCCTCTACGGGAACCAGCGGAAGCGCCTGGGGGTCACGGTCGCGAGCGGCTACCGGGTGGCTCTGGCAGGCCTGCACTCGTGACGGTCACGGTCCGCGACAAGGGAGCTGACCGGTACCTCCGTGCCGCGCGAGAACTCGCGAAGGGCCCCGCCGTCGACGTGGGGGTGATCGGTTCGGCCGCGGACGCCGACAAGGGCGACGGGGTCACGGTCGCGATGGTCGCGGAGTGGGCGGAGTTGGGGATCGGCCAGCCCATGCGGTCGTGGCTCCGCGGGTGGATCGACGAAGAGCAGGCCGAGATCGAGAAGCGGATCGCGGAGGAAACCAAGGCGGTCCTTGCGGGGAAGCGCACGCGCCAGCAAGCGCTCGCGCGGGTGGGGGTCTGGGCGGTCGGGCAGATCCAGGCCCGGATCGCCAGAGGCATCGCGCCCCCGAACGCGGAGAGCACGATCGACAAGAAGGGCAGCGCCACGCCCCTGGTCGACACGGGCCAGTTGCGGTCGAGCATCACGAGCAGGGTGGTAGACTGAGCCGGTGCAGACCACGCTACCGGCCGCCGTTCGTCTGATCCTCGGTGACGCCACGGACGTAGTCTGGAAAGACCGGGCCGAGGGCCAGGCATTCCGCGCGGCGGTCACGGTGCGCCTGAACATCGTGTCTCGCATCCGCCTCGGGGTGGACGAGCAGCGCCACGCTCAGGAGGGTGCGGACGACCTCCGCGAGACGATCGTCGGCAACCGGCGGATCGCGGTCCAGTTCCAGGTCGAGACCCGCGACCAGGACTTGCTGGACTCCCCCGGCGAGTTGGCGGACATCCTCGCGGCGGGCCTGGAGCGCACGGACGTCCACGATCTCCTCGCCGCGGCGGGCCTGGGCTCCCCGATGGTCCAGGGCGCCCGGGAGGTGCCGTACAAGGACCACGCGGGCCGGTGGCGCCCGGTGGCCGTGTTCGAGGCCTGGTTCCCGTCCGCGCGTACCCACGAGGCCGGCCTGGTCCCGCGCGTCAAGGCGGTGGAGTTCTCGGGCGACGTGGATGGGACGACGGTCGGCCCCACCACCGTGACCGAGGACTAGTCCCGGACGTACCGCCAGCCCCTGTAGAGGCGCCCTTCGGTGTACAGGGCGAACCCCAGGGGCCGGCGGAGGTCGTGGCGCGCGAGGACGTACCGGAGGCGCTCCGGGGCGCCGGGCGGGTGGTTGGTCGGCGCGAAGTACAGCAGCCCCACGAGCAGGATTTCGAGGTCGGTCATCCCTCCACTCCGAGGACGGCAGTGATTTTTTCGTCCACCTCGGACTCCCACCGGGCGTTGTCTCGGATGTCGATCAGGGCCGCCAGGCGGTCGATCTCGTCCATTGCGCCGTGCATCCCCCGGACCTTACCACCCGACGCAGGAGGCGTCAAGGGCCTTCGCCGGCTCGCACTGCGCTCGGTGCTCCGCCCACATCTCGCGCTTGATCTGGTGCCACTTGCCCAGGATCGTGCCGCGGCGCTTGTACCGCCACGTGTCCGAGGGAGCGTCCTGGGGCGTCCAGTACATGAGCCACACGTCGGACCACTCCAGGCCCGTCCGGAACGACCCGTAGGTCAGGCCGCAGCCCGCGCACGTCTCGTGGTTTCCGCGGTACCGGGACACGTCCGGGGACGTGCTACCATGAGCCGCGGAGGCCGGCAACCGGAATGGCACTTTCCGAAATCGTGAGCGTCTCGATCCAGGCCGGGACGGTCAACCCCGCGCGCGTCGGTTTCGGCGTGCCGCTGATCATGGCCTACCACACGGCGTGGGCCGGCTCCGAGGTCCGGCGCTACACGTCATTCGCGGGCGTCGCGGCGGACTTCGACGCCGACTCGATGCCCTACAAGATGGCATCGGCGATCTTCGCGCAGAACCCCCGCCCGAGTGCGATCCTGATCGGACGCCTTCCGGCCCCCGCGACGGCGCACACGCAGGTGCTCAATTTCGCCGACATGGAGTCCGGCGAGGCCGTGGACCTCTCGGTCACGAGCCCGGACGGCACGGAGACCGCGGTCTCGGTCGCGTGGAACACGGACCTCGCCACGACGCTGGCAGACCTGAAGACGGCACTCGACGCGATCTCGGGGATCGGCACCTGCACGGTGGCGAGCCCGAACGTCACGGTTCCGGCGACCACGCCGGGCGAGATCGTGCACATCGAACCGAGCACGGTCGGGGTGCACGTCCGCGACACGACCGCGGACTGGGACTATGACACCGCCCTGGACGCGGCCGTCGTTCTGAACCCGGAGTTCTACGTGGTTCTCGCGGACTGCAACTCGCCCCAGAACATGGACAAGATCGCGCGATGGTGCGCGAGCAACGACCGCTTCGCGTTCTTCGCACCGCAGTACACGAAGCCTTCGCAGTTCGTGTCGGGGGAGTTCGCGTCGGGCTCGGACTACACCGCGTTCTTGGCGAACGATGCGTGCGCGTTCTTCGTCACCAAGGGGTCGCGCGAGAACGCGATGGAGTGCCGGATCGCCGGCAAGATGCTCCCCAAGGACCCGGGAAGCGCGACGTACGCGTACAAGCAGCTCGCCGGAGTCGGCGCGGACGCGTGGACCGCCACGGAGCGCGCGGCGATCGAGGCGTACCACGGCAACCACTACGCGGCGGAGGCGGGCGTCTCGATCACCCGCCCGGGCAAGACCGCCGGCGGGGAGTGGATCGACGTGGTGATCGGCCTCGCGTGGGTCGAGGCGCGGATGCAAGAGGCGGTGTTCGCGGCGCTCGCGAACAACGACAAGATCCCCTACACGGACGCGGGCCTCTCGGTCCTCGTGGGTGAGGTCTCGGGCGTCCTCAAGACCGCGGAGCGCCGCTCCGTGTTCGACTCGGGCTGGTCCGTCACGGTCCTCCCGGCGGCGAACCAGGACAGCGCGGACCGCACGGCGCGCATCGTCCGTGACCTCGAATTCCAGGCCCGCCTCGCGGGTGCGGTGCACACGGTCAACGTGACCGGGACGGTGACGGCGTGAAGACCTTCGACCCCAAGAAGATCGACGTGGTGTTCGGCGGCCAGCGGATCAACAAGGGCCTCGTCGACGGCACCTGGCTCACGTACGAGAGCGCCGCGCCGGGGTTCTCGAAGAAGATCGGCGTGGACGGCGAGGGCACCCGCGCCCGCCTGCACGATCGCAGCGGTACGGTGCGCCTGACCCTCATGGCGTCGAGCGAGATCAACGACATCCTCTCGCGCCGGTACGCGGCGGACCGCGACGGGAACGCGAACGGCCAGGGCGTCGGGGCGTTCCTGATCCAGGACCGCAACGGCACGACCCTCCTCCAGGCGTCGCAGGCGTACATCGCGGACGACCCGGACATCTCGTTC